ATCATCCATGCATACTCTGCCTTGCCATCGCAATGCCGAAGTGCCTGTGTTCTGTTGTGTCCGAATCCCTTCCACTCATCTTCATGAAGTTCACCAGGAATACCCTTCTCGGCAAAGAACGTTTTAATAAGTTCCTGAGTGCCATCCGTTGATCCTGTGTCTGAGATCACCCAATAGTTGATATGGGGATAAATGGACTCAAGGCACTCACGGATAATGTGAGTTTCATTCTTGACGATCATGCAGAGTGTTATTCGTGGTTTCATAGTAAAAATCCTTCCTTGTATATATGCTTTACATCAATCACCAACCATGAAACGGTTCTTTGGATACAATATCAAACTCAATTTTTCCTAACCCCCTCAATTGAGAAAGAAATCTCTTCTTAGTGCTTTTAATTTTTTTAGAATACACACACAACGAAGAGTAGATGTTATTGTTTAATTTAACAATCAACCAAACCTCTTTCATGATTGAAACCTATCTCTCATATCTAACTCCGCAACTGACATATATTCTTGTTTATTTCTACTACGAATTATTCGATTGATCCACGAATATGTTTTTTCCATTCCTTCTCGTAATGATTGCGAAGGTTCCCATCCAATCTCTTTTGAATATAATTTATTGTCAGAATTACGACCACGAACTCCTACAGGTCCAGATATATTATTAACAGTCAATTCTTTCATTGCTATATCAATAACCATTGATGCTAGATCATTAATTTTGATCATCTCTTCGGAACCAATATTAACAGGACCAGTAAAATCTGAATTCATAAGTCGTCTAGTTGCTTCTATACATTCGTCAATATACAAAAAAGAACGAGTTTGCTGCCCATCGCCCCACACTTCTATGGAGGTGTTATTTTCTGCTTGCGATACTTTGCGGCACATGGCAGCTGGTGCTTTTTCCTTTCCACCTTCCCATGTTCCCTCTGGTCCAAATATATTATGATACCGAGCAATGCGAACATTCATACCATGGTTTCTATAGAAGGCAAGATATAGTCTTTCGCTAAAAAGTTTCTCCCACCCATATTCACTATCTGGTGCTGCAGGATATGCTGAGTCCTCAGAGCACTTTGGGTTGTTTGGATCTTCTTGATTGTATGCGGGGTACATACACGCAGAAGACGAATAGAACACCTTACCAACCTTTGTATTGTGACATCTCTCTACTACATTGAGATTGATAAGAGCAGAGTTGTGCATGATATCTGCATCATGTTCACCCGTAAAGATATATCCAGCACCACCCATGTCTGCTGCTAATTGATATACTTCATCAAATTTATGATTTGAAAATGCATCGTCACACACAATTTGACTACGAAGATCGCCAATAATAAAATCATCGGCACGGGTTGATGTAAATTCTGGATATTTAAGATCAACTGCGCGAACCCAATATCCTTCTAATTTTAATCGTTTAACTAGATGAGAACCGATAAATCCACCACCACCTAATACTAATGCTGTTTTTTTCATAATAAATTTTCTTTCAAGAGTTCCATAGTATATCTACACTAGATGTCAAAGTCAAATTATTTTGGTTGTAATACAACATAACCTTCTCCATTGTTTAATTTTTTTATATCATGACTATTCTCAAATGCGTCATATATGAATTGGATTCCAGATCCACCATAATCGACCCTATCTTTCCAGTTTCCCCCTTCATAATAGCCATCTTCGTAAATTCTAAGATCATCTATAATAAAAAAATCTTTACTATTATTTCTGTATTTTTTTATTAGTTTGATTTCTTCTTCTAGAGGTATCCTTAAAGATTTATTTTGTGTAGAAGTATATGATGCAAAATTGTGATCTGCTTCTGGAAAATGAGCATCTAACCAAAAAAATATATTTTTATCAGATGAAACTTCTTGAAGAATTTTTTCTAATCCAGAGACAGACGTATCATTGATTATATTAACTGATTGATTATTATATTTTTCAGTAATATACAAACATCTCTCATATAAATTTTTTGATATCTCTATTGAATAGTATTTATCAAAAGGAGATGGTTTGGTTATTTCTAAAGTATGAACTAATGAACTTCCAATACCCGTTCCTGTTTCCACAAAAATATTCAAATTGTGTTTGTTTTTAATAGAAAGTATATCAAAATTATTCAATCCTCCCATATCTATATTCCTTATTTTATTTTCCAATAACTATAAATGCCTTTATCTAATTCATATGAATCCCATATAAATTGATTTTTCGGTGGTTGTGTTTTTGCCCAGTTCCACATTTGGATCAATCCTTCTTTTAGATTTGTTTTATAACTATATTCTAAAATATCTATCGATTTTTGCCATGTTGGAATTGCATGTTTTACTTCGTGTCTTTGTTCTTTGTATGATTTTTCACCATTACCAATAATTTTAATCAAAGTATCACAAGCATCGTTGATACTTATTTCCTCAATACCGCCAATATTTATAATTTGTTTTGATGCTTTTATACTAGTAGCTGAATTCCACAGAGGAAGTAAAATATCATCAATATAACTAAATGCTCTGGTTTGCTTTCCATCCCCATATATCATCATTGGTTGATTATTGATATGTTGGTACATCCAAATACCTAAAACATTTCTATATTTATCCCAAATGTTTTGATTAATTCCGTAGACATTATGTGGTCTTAAAATACACCAATCTAGACCATGTTGTTCTCCTGCAATCTGAATATCCATTTCGCAAGCAAATTTAGCAACTCCGTATGGATCTATTGGTTTTGGTATTTGTGTTTCGTCAAATATACCACCACAACCTTGTCCATAAACTGCCATAGTTGATGTGAATATAAGTCTTTTTACATTATATTTTATACATTCGTTAACGATATTTGTGGTTGCAATTAAATTATTTTGATAATTAAAATTTCGAATAAACGGAGATAACCCTTCGGCTGCATAAGCAGCAAAATGAAAAACATATTCGGGTTTGTATTTTTCAAAAATTGGTATTAGATCATTCTTGTTTATTAAATTAATATTTAAAAATTTAACATTGTGGTCTACGTTTTTGATATAGCCACCACTTAAATCATCAATTCCTATTACCGTATATTCTGGTTTATTTTCTATAATCCACTTTGCTAATCTACTACCTAATAATCCTGCGACCCCTGTTATCAAAATATTCATATTATAATTACCTTTCGATGTTAATTATTGGAAAATATTTAACAAATAAATCATTATTATTGTTTCTTTTTTTCTTTATTCTTTCTTTAATTTCTTTATAGAAATTCCACGCTAATGGTATAAATGCTATTTTATCATTATAACTCGTCGATGTCAAGATATCAGAACTAACAATCGGGATATTCATTCCTGGTGTAAAAAGATTCTGTTTTAGTGGATTATCATCAATTATTTTATCTAAAAATATATCAGCAAAATTAAGAAGAGTGTTCCCCTTTGCAGCAGCTCCATAACCAATTATTGTATACCCCTGATCTTTAAATTCTTGTATCTGAGATTTTAGACTAAATGCAGAATTATAACACTTTACTGCATAATTTGGATATGTTATAATGTCATATAATCCATTTTGTTTTTCAAACTGAAGTTGTTCTGTTACATTGTTTGATTGTAATTCTAATTGTTTTTTTGTAATCACAAAGACATAACTACCGCCATGTATATCCGTTTTGAATACATCACTTAAAACTAAACCACAACGTTCAACTAAATTTTTCATTGAATTTGTGTTAAAAAATGATACATGTTCGTGATATATTGTATCAAATTCGTTGTTTTTTATCATATTTGATTGTGAGGTTTGTACAAATAATACAGAATCTTCACTCATTATCTGTTTACAGGATTCTAAAAAATCTGTAGTATGTTCAGTATGTGCTAATACATTTTGGGCAGTTATAATATCGAATGTTTTGTTATTAAATTTATGTATATTACTTTTATTAAAATAATCACAAATTATATTATGTCCTTTGTTTACAGCATCTTTATATAAATTTTCTGCTGGATCTATTCCATATGTCTGTAAACCTAATATTTTGTAAGAATCTAATTGAGTTCCGTCATTACAAGCAATATCTAAAATTATTTTAGCATTTGGAGTATATTCTAATGTTTTTTTACTAAAAAAATCAAAATAATCTTTTAATGTCTGAGAAGTACCACTTACGTATAGATAATGTTTAAACATTAAATCAGGATTTACTATGTGGCTTAATTGTAGATGATAACACTTATTACATAGATTAAGTTTTAATGGATATTTTTCTTGTTTTTCGTTGTTATGATAATTGTTTGCTAAAGGTTGATCCCCAAGGTCTAATATAATTTTTAAATTATTACAACCACATGCTAAACAGCATTTATTTTCTTTATAGACAAAATTTAATTCATTATTCATATTGTTTAAATTCATTTCTTGAAGTAAAACTCATATTATCAAAATTAGATACTAAATCTCCAGTAATATTTTCTACCGTTTCATTAAATTTAAAATCAAAAGTATTCATAAATTTAGAAGAATCTATAGAAAAATTATAACATTTAGTTTGTAATTTAGAATTAGTTATATTATTTGGATCTATTTTATATTCTACTACTGGTATATCTAATACTTTACTAACTTTGTTTGCAATCCATTCGGCAGTTCCATTAAATGAAGATAGGTTATATATTCCTCTATGATCTTCTTTTGTATCTATAATATTTTTAATAGCTCTGCTGAGATCATTAATTGCAAGTATAGGTCGTATAATATCCTTAATATATAATTTTATTTCTTTATTTTTAATACCATTATATACCATTGAATTTATCATTACATCATTCCTAAGAATAGGAGAATAGCCATTAACTGTTCCAAATCTTAAACCATAATAAGATATATCAAATTTTGGTGCATATAAATCAATTATATGTTTTGTAATATCATAATGATTATGTGGAATAAATTCATGATAATTTTCATCTACTTTATTACTTCCTACATCTCCATAAACACTAGAACTACTAGCATATATGAATTTTTGATTAGAATTCAATTTAGACAGCAAATTAATAAAATTTCTAACATTATTATTATAGGCATTAATTATTGGTCCTTCGCACATTTTTACACTAGAATGCGCCGCTAATAAAATAATAATATCAAATTGGGTATAAAATTCCTGTGATAAATTATTATAATCTTCTATTATTGTAGAAGAAATTATAGGAGGATTAAACCAACAACTGTCTAATATTGTTATATCGTAGTGATTGGAATAATCATAATATAAACGACTACCAATATAACCATTTCCACCTATTAATAATATTTTTTTCATTGTCGTAAATATTTTCTAAATTTTTCAATATTTTCTTGGATATGTTTTGGTAAATTTGATAATTCTTCTAAAGCATAGAATTTTTGTTCGTCATTTCTTCCGAAAGGATCTTCTAATTTTTCTATTCTTTCTTGATAATATTCTTCAGAAAAATGATTGCATTCTGCATGTCCATAATTATTTACTTTTATATGTGCGTCTTTTGCATTTCCTAAAAAGGAAAAATGCCAACCACCAGATATTGACTTGGCGGCTTTTCGTTTCTGAATAAAACTATAAATATTATTTTTATCTAGTAATTCAAATGTAGTTAGATAAGGACCATTCCATTCTGGTTTATTATAATCATTGTAATATTTTGTATTTAAATAAAAATAATAAAATTGAATAGAAATACAACAAGGAATGCTAAAATTATTAATAATAGTTTTTATTGTTTCTTTTTTTGGTATTTCGTCTAACGCACTAATCATAATAATATCTTCAGATTTAGTATTATCTAATGCGGTTATTATATAATTCCAAGATAATTTTTCATTATCCCATGAATTATTATTAAATTTATCTTCTGGGATTTCTAATCTAATAATCTTATGATTAAATTTTGAAAATCTATCTAAATTATCCAAATAATAACAAGATTTTTGTTTATTTTGAAAAGATCGTTTTGATTCAACTAAAACAAAATAATCAACTACATCATTTAATTCGTTTAATCTAATTTCTAATAAATCTAATTCATTAAAAAACGTAAAACAATCATATATTTTCATTGTCGTGCATCCACTATAATACAAATATCATCATATCTACCAACAGAACACCTACCATCCCATATATAGGTGTATTTCTTATATTCCTCTGTAACAAAACTCGTTAATTGCATTGCTATGTCATAGGACTGAACATCCTCGCATATATAAACTCCATTTTTAGTTATGAGTTTATCGACATGCGATAAAAGAAAACTTTGATGATTTGGGTCATGATCTCCATCTTCAATAACTAAATCAGATTTATAATCATGTATTGTTACCCACTGAATATAATCATCACAAAAAGCATCACCTGTATAAAACTGATCATATAGATTATTATATTTCGTAAAATCACTAACATGTGGATGAGAGTCATTTGGAGATATGTCTGCCCCAATCAAATAGGATTTAAATTCGTTATCTTTTAAAAACTTAGCAAATCCACCATGAGCAGTTCCAATTTCCATTATCCTAGCAACATCTTTATGTAAGAAATTTTTCATCAATAATTGATAATTGTGACCCAGTTTACCACTATTATGAAAACCACCAGAAAATTTATCAGTATTGTTTATAGTACTGTCGTAATTCATATATTATATCCTTATTTGTTTTATTATATCTTTATTTCCATGAAACCCAAAAGTATCATTTTTACACTGAGAATAGTCTTTAGAAAATTTATCTGCTATTTCAACTGGAGCATATTTAATTCCATTTTTTATGAAATAATCATAATTATCATTACAAATAAATACATCTTCAGGACCATTACATTGTATAGGAATAGATGCAGAAATTTCTAATAATTTTTTAGAACGTAAACTGAATCCGCCATTACCTACTCTATTTAGACCAGAAATTCCTTTTAGTTGAACTATAGAGGGGGAAACTCCAGCAACTTGGAAAGGACATTTAACAAAATCCCAAGTATGTCCTATAAAATCATAGTTTAAAAAGTCATCAGTCCATAAATCAGAATTTAAAATAAATCCATCATTCTGAATGGTGATACAGAACTCTGTATCAATACAACCGTTTAATTTATGTACCATGAAATGGTTATACTCTAACCATGTCATTTTTTCTACTTTTTTATGAATTATATTATTAGTAAATTCAACAGGAAGATTGGGTGAAATTAATACAATTTTATTAAATTCTATATTTTTTGAACTTATTTCGAGTGCATGTATTGCATCTGTTATATTTTCTTCTTTGTCCGTTCCCTCAACACAGACTAGAGTTACTCTTGGTAGTTTCATTTTAAAAGATCTTCAAGTATATCTGTATATTTCTTATTTATATTACCAACATCCATCTTTATGTTTTCACCAACAAATTGTTTCCAATTATTGTTTGGCATATATTTCTCGTTAATATACCAATCCTCAAACACAACATCACCATGCATCACATCGCCAATCACTCTCGTATATCCATGTGATTCTATTATTTTTCTAGATTCTATTCTTTCTTCTTTACCACCAGAAGATAAATCATGTTCGTATGTTATAACAGAAAATGAATACTTTGCAAAATCTATTTTAGTTAATACTTTAAATGTATTATCAGGAGGATCTATATCTAGTTGTAGAAAATCTATATGAAGACCCAGATTAGATGATTGGATTATTTTATCATAATCTGCATTAGTGGCATCCAAATGTAGACATTTATTAGATCTAATATTATTGAACTGTTCGACAAAATTTAAATCAGAATCTATAGAAATCCCTTTCCAATTAAATTGAGATTCTAATAGATATGTATTATTATCTCTAATTGGTCTAGCACTACCTATTTCTAGGTATGTTCCATTTTGTTTTTTATCAAGAACTGATAAAATAAATAGATCTTGATTTTCTCTAGAATTCGATATGTACATATTAACTTTTTTCACCCATAATCATAAATGCATTATTTAAATCAACACCAGATTTAAATATATTATTATATCCTCTATCTTTCATATAATCTTCAATAATAATTGGCGAGAATATATTAATATGCTTTCTGTTATTCCAAGGTCTCCAATATTCTTGACTATAATCTGGCAAATATAAAAATAATACTCCACCTTGATTTAATTTAGAATACCAATAATCCATAGCATCGACCCATCGACCTACATGTTCAAGACAATGAGAAGAAAAAATATAATCTAGATTTTCATACGGAAAATTTAAAGCATCATATTGTCCATCCAATACAGGATCAACCAATTTAGCTCCAGGAAATGCCCATTCGGGTTTCATACAGCCAATATCTACTCCATGTCCATTGCATATATGCTTTGCAAAAGGAATAGCAAATTGAGCAGCATTTCCTTGACTTTGAAATTTTGGATACTTTTTATTATTAAATGTTATTATTTCAAGCATGAATATAACTCCAAGGGTGTGTAAATAACTCTTTAATATCTTCTTCTGTTGTTGGTGATCTAGTTATACACAGAAAATCTGTTTTATTTTTGAGTTCTAATTTTTCTATGATATACATCAGTGATGTATCTACTGTGATTATTGATTTCATATTTTCAAAAACTTTACACCAATCAAAAATAGTAAATTCATCCAATATAGACATTTCTACAATTTTAAATTCTCCAAATGTGTTTTTGTATTGAGTTAAGTCTTTTTTGATCGTAGTGGGTTGGGTAGAATACGTTTGATTTAATAGAATAAAATCTTCGTTGTCTTTTAATCCTAAAACATCATAATATAATTTATTTTCTTTTTCTATATTTCTGTTGAAATTGAAATCTTTTTTCCATTCCCGAAAATTTAAATTACATATACTAAATTTAGATTGCATTATTTTTCTGAAAAATGGAAAAATCATATAACTAGAATAACCGATAGGAATGAAAATATCATTATTATCTGTTCGTAAAAATTGTCGGCTAGAATATGCTTCCAAGAAAAACTTTTTCATAGGATATTCTTCATCTCTATTGAAAAATTCTGCATTTGTTTTTATATATTTGACTGTATCTATTAATTCTTTAACCACAGGCCATATTACTTTGTATCCATTATTGTGAAAATACTCAGCAATTCCTTGACAAAATAAAATATCACCTAATCCAGCTTCTTGCTGTATCAAACATATTGGTTTATCTGTAGACCATATTCCGTTATAATTATTTAATTCACTCATATAATTTTTATTGATTTTTAATTTTTTGAATAATACTGCTTGTTGAAATGTCTTGAACTTTTGGAAAGAATATTAATTCTTTTGAGTGTTCTTTCCCTATAACTTGTTTATCCTGATAATCATCTCCTATTATCATTTTAGTAGGTTTTATATCTGATATAATCAGATCAAGTTCTTCATCTGTGTCATACACAAAAACACCATCTACAAACTTTAAAGATAACATCATAGCTATTCTACTATTCTGATTGTTTATTGGTCTATCTTTTCCTTTGCTATTTTTGATTCTAATATCCGAATCTAGTCCAACAAATACTAAAGAATTAGTTAAATTATTAGATTCGTCTCTGCATCTAGATAATAGTTCTAAATGTCCTAGATGGATGATATCATAACATCCATTAGTCCACACAGAATTAGAATAATAAGGTAAAAGACTCCAATCCCCTTCGATTCCGTAATAATCAATACTCATATAAATTCCTTTATTTTAGAATACAATATTATCTTTTTGTAAAGTCATTTTTAGGTTTCATCCATTACCAACTAGGTTAAATTTTACCACATCAACATTCAGTCCCATTTCTATCAGTCCCTTTTCCTTTGATTCTCCATCTGCAATGCCCATTGTAATCATTGGGGTCATATTTTCAGGAATCTTAGTGCCTGGCCATATGGCGTAATTCATTCCAAGAGCAGCAAGATTAAGTCTTGGGAGGTATGATGGTAGTACATTATACATGAGAATCTCATGATCAAAGTACTTGCCACCAATTTCCTCATTCATTCTACAAGCACCCATCCAATTCCCAAGAAACTCAATAACCAATGGGTTATATGCAACATATATTGGAGATGCCTTTGGGTATGACAACACTTGTGACATTTTTGGATTGAGCATCTGATATGCAAATGCCACATCACACTTTCCCTCAAGTTCATCATATACGGTTAGTTCGTTATGAATGATAGAATCAACATCCATCCAAACAAAGGGTTTCTTCTTTTCGTTTAGTACATCTAGAATGAATTTTGGTTTTGCCAAACAGTTCAGTCGGTACTCGCCCCTAGACTCAATCTTACGAATATCATGAGGCATATTAAGTTCATTACAGTTGATGCGTAATCGTGTTGCATGATCGCTGTAATATGTTCGATTGTCTATATCGCAATAGAATGATACGATTTCTGTTTTCATAGTTGTCCTATTAGTTGATATAGAATATCGTCAGCAGAAGTCATATTTTGAACACGCTCAAAATTATCTGCCATTGCTTCTATTTTACTCTCATATAACTCTCTTGTCAAGATCTTTGGATCGAAATCTGGAGTTAATTCTATAATGCCATCCATATTGAATACTTTACCAATATCTGGTGCTCCCCAATAGACAGGAATGGTTCCTGTAACAAATGCATCTGTTAACTTCTCGGTAAAGTAGGTCTCGTACTTGTCATTTTCAATGACAATAGAAAACATATAATCATTCAATGCTCCACCCTTATCTCCCCAAGAGACACCAGGATCCAATCTAGGAGATCCAAGAACACCGCCATACAGATCTAATGAGTCCTTAAATCGTTCTGCAGTGGCATGGCGTAGCACATGACCGAATGTATACTTCTTTGGTGAGGCAATCAGAGATACCATCTTGGACTTCTCAAAGATCTGTTGATTCTTGATCCATGGAAGATTGCTTCCTGCATAACAGAAATGAATCTTTGGATTCTTTCCAACATACGATCTTTCGGATGTGAAGATTGCATCATACGACTCACAGATTTCATCTAGTTTGGAATCCCATATATCTCTTGGAACTCCTTGATGGAATATGGATCTAGATTCACAGACCCAACCAATTTTCTTTTCATGTGGTTTCTTTATGTGTGTCATTCCAGTCAATATCGCAGTATCGATATAGACCTTTATAGAATGATCATCAGCAGACCACATAAAGTTAGTCGGTGTTTTGTTTGAGTTTGATGAATATCTCAGTTCGAATGGAGAACCGATTGCCTGAACTTTGTCCATAATGTATAAATCTCCGCTTGTATGTATATCACTTAGATCCGATATGGTACTTCGGTATAAGTTCCCATTCTGATTTATCTTTATGTGAGATTATCTTCAATCTTGCCAAAGACAACTGTGGTTCTTTATAACTCTCAGGGTCTAATGGATCAATCAATCCCCACTCGGTCAATAGTTTAACAATTGTATTTCTTCTGCCCAAGTCATCCTCAGAGAGGTCACTTTGAAGACCATCCAATATAAACATTTCCTTAAAGTGAATAATACAATAACGACCACGTTTGTGTAGAATGTGGCAACTTTGGTATAACTTCTTTTCAGTTTTAGACGAAACGCCAATTCTAGTAAGGGTTTCCTTGACCTTTAGAAAATCTTCTTCTGTTTTTAAGTTGATTTCCACACCAAGACCCTCGAAAATATCATCAATCATAATATACTCCCATATTAACAGGAATTATTTATGATATTATCGTTTTTGACCCCCTGTTTTGACGAAATCCTTGAGGGTATCCATCGGTAGGAGGTCTAGAACCTCCATTGCTCGTTGATCTGAGTATCCATATACTTGCTTGATTATGTCAATATTCTCGTTCTCCTCGGGTTTAATCCACTTAGAGAATCGCTTTCTCTTGGATACAGAGTGCAACAGATAGTCATATTGCATCTTCTTGTCCAAGAATGGAAAGGCATTTAATCTATTGGCATAGAACACCGTATCGGGAAAGTACGAAAAGCACTTATTGATTACGAATGGAATGTAATCCTTTTCTGCCTTTGGATCCTCTTCTAGAAGGTTTACCTTAGTCTGATTGATTGAATTTAGTAAATCGGATAGCATATTTTACTTAAAAGCGCAGGTCATCATAATCTGAATTAAACATGCCACTAGGTTGATTTCTTGATCGCTCACAAAGGCACTACGGTGCTGCGCTTCGGCAAGGATTAGAATCGCCTCTGGAATACTCTGACTCTCCATAATGTCCCCTAGAGCGTCGTAGATTTTCCTGTAGATCTCCTGTGGGGAACTCTCGGCATTCATTGCAGACCAACGCCGAACTGACGCAAAATCTTTATTTTTAAGTGCTGAAACTAAGGTCTTTATCTCTGAGTCTGTAATTGAAGTCAAAATCCCAACATCAATGGATCCAGATACCCCATATCGCTGAAGTTCGTTCAAGATTCGGCGCATATCAGGAAAGTGCTTCATAATCACCTGCCCAAGCACCTTGGTGTCATATGTGATACCTTCCTCTTTGAGGATATAGGTACATCTGTCCATCATCTTGGCGGCAATTTGCGGTTTCTCACCTTTAGGAAGGGTGAAATCAATACAGGTACAACGAGAATGAATTGGTTCAATAATTCGTGACTTGTAATTACAGGTCAGAATAAATCGACAATTGTTTGAGAATTCCTCAATAGCACCACGCAAAGCAGGTTGCGTACTTGAACTATTTGAAAAGTCAAACTCATCCAAAATCACAACCTTCTTGGTATCACCCGTAAGGGAGACTGTGGATGCAAATTGTCGGATCTTTGTTCGTAGGGTATCAATATTACCCTCCTCAGAACAATTAACCAAAATCCAATCACACCCCATCTCATTGCAGAGTGCCTTTGCGACAGTTGTCTTACCAACTCCTGCGGTTCCTGAGAGAAGGATATTTTGTGGTTCTCCCCTACGAACCATATCCCCGAAGGTTGTCTTCAGGGATACGGGTAGAACACACTCTTCAATTGTCGCAGGACGATACTTCTCAACAAACAAAAAGTTTTCAGGTTTCATTCTTATTTTCCATACTTAGAGGTGTTTGCTTCCATTGCGAACCAATACTTGAGAGGCATTGATTGGTGAATGAATTCTCCAACAACATTCTTTGCAAAATTGATCTTGTAATCACCCGGAAGAATCTTGATATTCTCCATCTT